AAACTAAGAGAGTTATTCTTAAACAAGAAGTGTAATATTCTTCTCTCTAGGTAATTGGTTGCTGCATTTGCTGTTGCCATTTTATACTCCTATGTTCTCGGTCTTGATGGTAGACCAACTCTGTTTGCATCTGTGTTTTCTCGCGCTTCTCCTAAATCCTTTAATCTTTCCATATACTGCAAATATATATTTGTGTAATTTTGAAGGACATCTGGTTCTCCCTTCATAAAAGTATAGGCTTCAATTAAACAACCATACAATAAAGCAAACGGAGCGTTAGTGCTAATCCAAGTTGTACCACTGTCAGCACCTGCGGTCAAACTTGTTGGTCTGTAGAAATAATGTAATTCTATTGTATAATTACTGTCAGGTGTTGGTGCTAAAATAAAATTGTTTTCATCAAATCGTGCAAAATATTTAGGAAGACCTGTGGTAGATGCACTAGGTGTGTACTCTCTTAAAAAGTTTACATCTTTTTGAAGTAAAAAACCTTCTGACCCAGATGTTGTTATCTGTAAAGAGAAGGATGCTAAATAATCTGAAGGCACCGTCAAAAACTGATCTGAAGATGTTAAGGCACTTGTTACATTTTTTCTAAAATAGTCTAAATCTACACTCTTAAATATTTTTTCTTCTGCAGCTTTTATAAAGTTATTTAAGTTATTTACAAAAATAGTTTCGCTATTGTCTGAATAATCTTGTATGGCTGTCTTTAATGTTGCTAAAGTAAAACTCATATCATGCACTCACCGTTGTTGGTCCTGCTGTAGCTCGACTACCGCCTCCTACAATACCTCCTATTGTAGCGGTTTCTCCATTAGCTGTAAATGTATATGTGTCCGTGGTGACAACCGTTACACTGTAACCCACGGCCTGTTCCAAAACAGCCTTTGTAAAGCCGTCAAAACCATACACATTTCTAAATCTCACCGTATCTCCACTAGACCTACCATGTCCAAATTCTCGCACTGTTATTACACCCGAACCTGAAGTGCTTGATGTAAACGGATTTAAAACTAAAAGAACTTCTACGGGGTTTTCTGTTCTGCTAGGTCGTGCATCTCTAATTGCTTCGGGATCTGCTACCGTTCTAAAAGGACCTAACTGCGGGTGCTTGGCTTCAAACTCATCTGGGCCTACTAAAGAACCGTTCCATTCTTTTTTTAAATCACGATATCTATATTTCATACCTGATCTGTCAGATATGCCGTAGGCGTGTTTACCTGTGGCAAACCTACTCATTAGTTAGACCTTAAATACGCGTATTGCGGACTTACAGTAAAGCTCGACCTGTCTCTGTCCTCTCCCATAGCTCTTTCAAACTCTTCTTCGTATATGGCTTTTAACATTTGAGTTCTTTGTGGAGCTTTCTTTAGAGACAAATAATAAGCCAAACCTGCAGACAAACAAGGATAAAACCTGAACGGAACATCCATAGTATTAACCTGAGAATCTACGTCTTCTACGCGGGTCAAAGCATCATAGTGAATGACATCAGTGCTATTCTCAGGCGTAGGCCATATTTTTAAATTTGGTGTAATTTGTCTATCAAGAAAAAATTGTGTGGGTCTACCTGTAGTAGCTTTGTTTGGAATAGCCAGATCATCTGACCTACTAACTCTTGTCATGGAAAAATCCGTACCAGAACGTCTTACCACAATGTTAAGTATATCTATTACATCCGAACCCAAATCATATTCACGATCTCCAGAAGTAATGGCTTGTGTTCTTTGAGTAATTGTCCATTGATTTAACCCTCTGTTGGCCCATTCGGCAAACATTAAATTTAAAGATCGTCTAGCTGTTGTTAAATCATAACCTGTTCTTACTTCTAAACCGCACCTTTCATAAGCTTCTTCTATATATTCTGCGGCATCTGGTTCAAAGTTTGTAGAATTAGATGTTGCCATATTAAGTCCTTACTTTTGTTTGTTTACGTCTGTTTGGCATTACAATACCACAACCTCTTGCAACAATAGATCCTTTTTTAGTTTTACCTTTAAAAGGTCTTTTAGCTTTAGTAGCAGACACTTCTCCACCAAACCCCATTTTTGTGACCTTTGCTGACTTAGTGTTTGCAACAAATGTTTTGCCCTTTGCACCTTCTTTTTTCTTTTTCTTAGCTGTAGAAGCTCTTTCAGATTGAGATAAGCTATTTGCTTTAGATCTAGGTAAACATCTATCAGGATTTTTTTTATCCTTAGATGTCCCACATTTTCCCTTAATTTTACCATCAGTTCCTATACGAACCCAGTCTTGCTTTACCCAATCTTTAAGAGCACCCATTATTTCTTGCCTTTCGCACCCTTTGCGTAATTAGGGTCTTTACAATATTTGGAAGCGGCCATGTTCGCATATGCGCTTGGATATGTATCAAAAGTTCTTTTAGCCCATGCTTTACCTGCTGGACATATCTTACTGCCTTTTGATTTTTTAGAAGCAGCTCCACCATTCTTAAAATAAGTTACGTTTAATTTAGATGGTTTAGGTCCTGTTTTTACTTTACTTGTCATCATAATAATTTCTGCACTGCTGCAGCCCCTATAATTAAAACAGCTAATCCCCACATACGAACATCAAGTCCTTTCAAATGGGTCTTTTGATCTTGCAATATTTCTTCTATTCTTTTGTACCTAAGAGTGCATTCAGCTTCATGCATAGCTAATTCATGCATAACTTGTTCGGCTGTAAGCGATTCTTTTTTTGGTCTACCTCTAGGCATTAGCACTTCCACCTTCTTCTAGCTTGTCGTAAACGACTGTTTGGATCTTTAGCGGCTTTTGGGAATTTTTTCATTTGACCAGCACTTCTGGCACAATATGACTTTCTCCTCTTAGCGGCTGCACTTCCTTTCTTAACTTTACCTGTTACGGCAGTCTTTAATTTACTTCCAGGATTATCTCGTCTGTAACGAGCTACACCTGCTTTAGTCATTCCCGCTCCAGATTTAGTAGAGCGGAAATACTTTTTTGTTTTTGGAGGCTGTTTATCTTGTTTTCTAGTCACGACAAAAATATAGTCAATTTGTTACCACTACCAGAAAAAGCAGATATATAAGCTCCGCTTTCCGCTAATATTCCCGCGTCTGGAATATTTAAGGTATGTAGTCCCGTTGGAAAACTTTGAACTAATAAATTAGCCCCGCCATTACCGTTTGTTATCGTTAAAGCACCCGCAGAATTACCAAAGATTACAATTTGTCGTATTCTTGATCTTGCAGGGCCTATAACCGCTGCATCATCTCCTTGGTCCTGATTAAACGCTTTTACATCAGATCTAGATGCCATGCTGACCTCCTGTTATTAAGCTTCGTATCCTATTAATTCAATTACTAGCTTACCAGCAGTATAGTCTGCATCTGTTGTTGCACCCAATGTTAAGTACAAAAACTCATCCGCAGCAGGAACACCAGTAAAATAAACCTTACTACCTAATGTTGCATCTCCTGCATTAACTAATAATGTTTCTGATAAACTACTAATAGCACCATCTTCTACACCAGTACCTTCTGTAGCAGAGTGTACATTGATGTCAGGATCACCACCCGCAGGCGCTTCAAAACATTCCATGCTTCCCGCAATGATTGTTCCATTTTGTGCTGCTGTGATTTGTCCTATGTGACAAACATTAGATGTACCGTTAACACCTATAATATCGCCAGAGGCTGTTGATCTTAATCCTGTTAAGTCTATTAATATTCTTGTTGTGATAATTCCACCCTGTCTCATGACAGAGCTTCTATATATAGTTCCAGTACCACCAGTGATACCAGTTCCTGCTTCTGTAGAAAGAGTATTAGCGTCTAAAGATGCAAATCCGCTAGAGTTAATACTTGATTGTGTTGTGAATGCTCCAGTAGTGGCGTTCTTGCTTACAGTTGTAAACCCGCCTTCTGATCGGACTGGACCCGAAAAAGTTGTATTAGCCATGTAAATCTCCTTGTCGTGGCAAATGTCAGTTACACCATGTAACTGTCAAGGTTTCTTTTATTATACACAAAAAAAGAAGGGCGGCAAGTGCCGCCCTCAAAACTGGTGCAATAATTTGCTTGGAGGCTACGCCGCACCAGGTGTTCCGAATAGACATCTCCAGTCAGAAAAACCGAAGCTGTATCTTTCTCTTGCTTTAAAACGCATGTTTCCAGTGTCAAAGTCACCTTCCATAGCAGTCTTAATAGCAGCTCTATTAAAGTATTTTAAGCCGTTAGGAGCATCTGTCTTGATAAAGAATGCATCTGTATCTGTTAAGAAATGGTTTACAACGGCACCTTCTGGTATCATTCCCATATTCTTAATAGCATTTGCATCGTTATCTGCAGTTCCTACTCTTAAATTACTGTTTAATACTCTTTCAGCAATAAATTGTAATTCTTTTGGAATTATCAATTTAGTACCTCTTACAGCAATTTTTAAGCCTCTCTCATCTTGAAAACCAGCAATGTCAATCAAAGCTTGCTCTAGCGAAGTTTCATTTAAGTCTGCCGCTGTTGACAAAATGTTACTTTGATTTCCACTGATTGTTGGATGAGAACTACTTAATAAAGCAACTCCGTCACCACCTGCAGAAGCTCCTGCAGTGAAAGCATTGTTCAAAATAGCAGCAGCTTTAATTTGCTTTGTCTGCGCCATTGATCTCGCTAATGCTTTTGTGTAACGACCCGCAAGACGATCATAAAGATTATCCTCAATAGCTTCTTCAGTAATTGAGAAAGCTAATGCAATAGTCTCATGTGTGTATCTTGAAGTGAAGGTTTCTTGTGCGTCATCAAAACTAATCGATCCACCCTCTGACTTAGACGGTGCAGTCGAAAAGCCTGCTAACATCACTTCTTCTTCAAACGCTCTATCTGATGATTCTTCATCAAAAATCTCAGAATGCTCGTTCTCATAACGATCGTACTCTAGACCAAACAGGGCGTTAAGTCCAGGTTCTAGCTCTTTTGCTAGTTGTGCTCTTGAAATAGCCATTTTCTAACCCCTTCCTATATGCCTGTTGTAGCGTAAGTACCTACTGCAATAGTAGTACCGCTATTAAAGTGACCATTTAACCTTACGACATATTGATGCCCAGCAGCAGAATAATCTGCGTTTGCTGCATCCTCGTAAAGACCTACAATCCTCACATCAAGTGTGTTTGTTGTAGCGGCTGTACTGATATCTAACATGTCGCTAGATCTACCAGTAGCGGTGCTACCATTATTTACACTTGCCATGTCACAGTTAACAAAAACGTCTGCAAGAGCTGTTGCTCTATTAGTATTAGTGCCATCTGCCACTACAACATATAGTTGCATAGGATCGTCATGTACGAATGCTTTCACAGGAAAATCTGTGTCCACACTTACTGCGTTAGATCCAGGCCAATAGTTCTTGAAAGTAGTTTTACCAGTAACAGAGTCTACAAACTCTAC